AGCCTGGCTGGGGCGACCTTTACCGGCGACATCACCCTCAACGCCCAATCGGATGTTCGTTTTGCCGACTCCGACAGCAGCAACTGGGTTGCCCTTCAGGCTCCGGCAACTGTTTCCAGCAATGTCACCTGGACGCTGCCTAGCGCTGATGGCACCAGCGGGCAGTTCCTGAAGACCAACGGCTCCGGCACCCTGAGCTGGGATACCTCTACTGGAGCGGTCACGAGCGTTGGCGGTCAAACCGGCGCCGTCACCTACGCAACGACCTGGGCAGTTGGCACTGGCGCAACGGCTGGCACCAACATTGACCTTGATGTTGCTGGAACGTATGCGGGCAACGTCGTCAGTGTTGCGGCGCTGGACATTGACTGCTCGACGGGTAATTACTTCACCAAGAGCATCACAACTTCCAGCACATTTACCTTTAGCAATGTGCCAAATAGCCGCGCTTATTCTTTCACCCTTGAGGTGAATTGCACTGGCGCTAGCACTGCAATCACTTGGCCAGCAGCAGTGAAGTGGCCTGGGGATACGGCGCCAACGTTGACCGACACCAAGACTCACTTGTTCTTGTTTGTGACGGATAACGGCGGCACTACCTTCCGTGGTGCTTCCCTCGTTGACTACACCACCTGATCGCTAATGGATCCGAACTCTTCTCGCGTTGCGTTTGGTGCTGCTGGGGCTGCTGGTGGCGGGGCAGGGCTTGCTGACATAGCCATGACGCACCGTAATTCGCCCTACATAAGCGTTTGGCCGTGGAGCGATAGCTCAGGATTCGGCACTAAATATTCAAACCCGTCTTCATCACTACCGGGACAAGCCAGGGGTCTCGGTTTTGCACCGGATGCAAGTGCTATTGCTATTGGACATGCTACCTGGCCTTACATAACTGCTTATCCTTGGAGCGCATCGGGATTCGGCACTAAATATTCGGACCCTTCGAGCACGCCACCAAATGGTGGAAGAAACGCCAGTTTTAGCCCTGATGGAAATTATGTTGCTTTATCGCATAGCACTTCGCCATATATAAGCGTTTGGGAGTGGAGTTCTTCGGGCTTTGGCACCAAACTTTCAAGCCCTTCAGATCTCCCGTCTACTACCGGAGACAACTGCAATTTTAGCCCTAGTGGTGATTATATTGCGGTCAATCACGGCGGAGCATACAACATCAGCGTCTACCCGTGGTCCTCAGGATTCGGCACTAGATATTCAGCGCCGTCTACTTCTATCCCTGAAGCTAGTACCGATACAGCTTGGACCTCTGATGAAAGTTCTATTATCATAAGTCACAGTGTTGCTCCTCGCGCAAGTGCATATCCGTGGAGTTCCTCGGGCTTTGGATCTAAATATTCCAACCCATCAACTGCTATTTCTGCTGATGGCAGAAGTGTAGATATTTCCCCAGACGACGATGCTGTAATTATTGCTATCACAAGTTCTCCGTATATTCAGGCTTATACTTGGTCTTCGGGATGGGGATCTAAATATTCCAATCCTTCTACAGCTATAAGTGGACCAAGTTATGCCGCAAGGTTTAGCCCAAGTGGGAATGCGATTGTGGTTTCTTGTGAATCGAGTCCTTACATCGAGGCTTATGAATGGTCTTATTCATCAGGATTCGGCAGCAAATATTCAGACCCCTCTTCGCTGGCGCCTAATTATCTGAGTGAAAGTGCTGGCATGGAATTTAGCCCTGCTTACTAACACGACGTACAATCTGTTTGAACTGACTGCCCTATGACAAAGCTCGCAACCTTGCAAGACGCCCTCAAAGGTCGCATTGAGGAGGTGTTTAACTACCAGATCAACATTGACAACTACCGTCGAGCCATCGCCAAGATTGACGCCGAGCACGCAGACAACCCGGCAATGGGTGAGTTCCGAGATCAGTTGACTGCATTACTGGGTTCAGCCAAGACTGAGCAGCTCAAGGCAATTATCATTCGAGATGTGATCGCGGACCAAATTGCCGAACTGGAGGCATCCTGATGTTCTACGTCAAAACTGATTCGTCCGGCAACCTGGAGCGGTATCCCTACACGCTTACCGATCTAAAGCGTGACAATCGCAACGTCAGTTTTTCTAAGCAGATTTCTGACGAGATTGCAGCAGAGTTCGGCGTTTATCCGGTCACGCCTGCAGACCAGCCCGCCTACGACCACACCAAGGATCTGGAGCGCACTGCAGTCAAGGTTGGCGACGACTGGGTGGAGCAGTGGACCGAGGTTGATGCTTCTGCTGAAGAAATTGCCGCACGAGTTGCAGCTCAATCCAACAGCGTCCGCTCTGATCGCAACAAGCGTCTAGCCGACTGCGACTGGAGCCAGCTTTCTGATTCGCCGCTTGATGCTGACACCAGGGCAGCTTGGGCTACCTATCGCGGCGAGCTGCGTGCTGTACCCGAGCAAGCCGGTTTCCCCTGGGACGTGACTTGGCCTGAGGCACCCTGACGATGGCAGTCAAGAGTAAGACCAGCTTGGGACGTATCGACCACAAAGCCGGGCTTCCCAAAAAGACTCGCCAAGGTGCAGGGCAACACAGCAAAGCCAGCCACGGGCGTAAAAAGTACCGGGGTCAAGGTCGCTAAAGTTGAGTCATGGCTATCTCACCGGGCATTCACAACATCACCCTGCAGCGCCGGGCTGACTACAGCGTCACGCTGCAGTTCAAAGACAGCGAAAGCGTTGCCATCGACTTGACCGGGTGGACGGCCACTGCACAGGCTTGGGACAAATTGCGCTCTACTAAATACGCTGATTTCTCAATCACTTACGCAGACCGTAGCGCGGGGACGATTGCAATTTCCTTGACTGATGAGCAGACCGCTCTGTTCCCAGACGAGGCTTATTACGACGTGTTGCTGACTAATTCTGTTGGTTTAAAAGAGTATTACCTGGAGGGAATTATCTTCGTCAAGGAGGGTTACACAGCATGACCTCTGTCAACATTACGTCTGTCAACAATACAGCCGTCGTCACTGAAGGCGGCAGTTCTACCGTTGTCACGATTCCTCAAACCTCAGTCGTTACTGCAAGTACGACAGGTCCACGAGGTCCTGTTGGCTCTGACTTTGATTTACAGGCTGCAGCTAAGGTAGACAAAAGCGTTGTTTATTACGACGCCGCTACCAACCAGTTCAAGGCTGACGCCACTTGGACTATCTCCACCTTGGTCTTCGGGGGCGATTTCTAAGCCATGGCTAACACCATCCGCATCAAGAAAAGAGCGTCTACCGGATCGGCTGGTGCGCCAACGTCGCTTGCTCCCTCTGAATTAGCGTTCAACGAAAACACAGGCGATAAAAAGCTTTACTACGGTTACGGCGATAACGGTGACGGCACGGCCAGCTCAATCATTGCGATTGGCGGTGAAGGTGCATTCACGACGCTTGATACCGCCCAAACAATCAGCGGCAACAAAACCTTTACTGGAACGGTTGACCTGAGCGGCGCCACGCTTAGCGGTAATACCACCTTTGGCAACAACCTAACGGTCACGGGCGACCTGACTGTTAATGGCACGACCACTACGGTCAACTCCACCACGGTTTCGGTCGACGACAAGAACATCGAGCTTGGCTCTACTGCAAGCCCAAGCGATGCAAGCGCCGACGGTGGCGGTATCACCCTCAAGGGCACGACTGATCACACCTTTAACTGGGTCAATTCAACCGATGCTTGGACTAGCTCTGAGCACCTTGACCTTGCTTCGGGCAAAGAGTTCAAGATTGCTGGCACCTCGGTTCTTACCGGTAGCTCTCTTGGCTCTGGGGTCACTGGGTCCAGCCTGACCAGCGTTGGCACAATCACTAGTGGCACTTGGAATGGCAGCACAATCGGCGTCGCTTATGGCGGCACTGGGGCGACAACAATCACAGGCTTGGTTAAGGGGAATGGCACCAGTGCTTTTACTGCTGCTGTTGAGGGCACCGATTATTTAGGTCCTGACGCTGAGATTGACGGCGGCACCTTCTAGCTCCCGTCCCCAACCCGCCTACATAGGCACTACAGGGCAGCCAAATGGCAAACACAATCAAGATCAAGCGTTCAGCGGTATCCGGCAAAACGCCAACCACTGCACAACTGGATCTGGGTGAACTTGCTGTCAACACTTACGACGGCAAGCTTTACACCAAAAAGGATGACGGCACTGCCAGCGTCATTGAGATTGGTTCCTCGGCAGACAAACTGCCTCTTGCTGGTGGCACGCTGACTGGCGATGTCAACAACACGAGCACTGGGTATTTGCGTGTTTCGGTCGGAACCACTGCCCAACGCCCTGGCAGCCCAACTCAAGGGATGATCCGATTCAACACAACTGAAGGCTGTTTTGAGGGCTATACCGGCTCCAACTGGGTCAACCTGAGCCCGGCAACCATCGATGACATTGGAACGGTGTAAGTAAATGGACGCCCACAAGCTAGAACTCTGGCAAAAGGTAAAGGAAGGACTAGAGAAGGCTGGCAAGACTGACTGCGATTACTACCGCAGAGCCATTGCAATCCTGCGCGGTCAGCGGGATCCGTGGCGTCCACCTTCGATAGACTGAACGCAACGAGATGCAGCCGTGGATCCGTTCCTCACACCACTGGTCACGGCGGCGATTATTGCTGGCGTTAGTGCTTTGTGGCGTATCGACAAGCGCGCCAGTGTGATGGATACACGGATGGCATTGATCCTTGAGCAGATCACGGCGTTACGCAGCGACCATAAGGAACGTCTTGACG